AGGAATGAGTTACCGGAACGCTTATGATATACACCAGGCTCAGATACAACTTCAACAGTTGGCTCTAAAGTTTCCTCAGTGATAGCAAGTGCTGCTCTTGACTCTTTGATTTCCTCTTCAGCTTTTCTCAATTCCTCGGCTTCTTTTATTCTGTCACCAAGTTCATTGATTGAGTTTTTAAGACCGTCATACTTTAGGGTTTCGTCCTCCGAAAAGTCTCGGTCCTCTTTATCAGCAACTTCAACGAGTGACTTTGCTTCTTCTACGAGGCCGTTTCTTTCCTCTAACATTTTTTTAATTTTCATTAAAAACCTTTCGATACAATAGTTTTATTTTTATTTTTAGAGTGCCAACAAGAGTGAAAACGGCTTTTATTGACGGCTCTGCATGTCCCAAATATCGATGTCATGAGCCGCAGCCCTTACGCTTGACCTTGATACTTTAGGCTGAGGCAATAAATCATTTAACTGACTTATTGCTTCTTTTATTTTTGTGACTTGATCGTCAGATGGCTCTTCGCTGTTTCTGACTTCCGTCAAAACACCTTGAAGTGCCTCCAGGTCAACTCCACGAATACTCGCAAGAGTCGCTGGGTTAGCCGGCCAAGTAACAACTGAAACATCAAGCAAGCGTAGCTCCTTAAGAGTTCTAGTCTCGCCATCGCTTGAAAAATCGTCTTTGATTGCATGAAAACCAAAACTCATCTCGCTAAGGTCCCCACGTTTTAAAGCGGAGGAAATTTCCGCCACCTTTGGGTTGGACTCATCCAGGCTTGCTTTAACAAAAAGCCCGTGCTCATCTTCCCTTAATTCTAAAGTTTTTGATTTGGTCCTAGCAAGAGGAATTCCATCATGATTTATTAAAAATTTAACGTCATCTTGTTCATTTAAAGTTTTAGTAAATGCTCCACGGGTTACGATTTCGTTATAAACGCCCCTGGAGTCAGCAACGGAATAAGGATTATCAAATACAGATGCATATCCTGTGAAAATTAAATCATCTGAGTCAAGAGATGCCTCAGCCCTAAGTTCAAAATATCGTGTTTCTTTACTTTCACTCATGCGCTTAATAATACCAATACCTTGGTCGCCTGGCCGTGGCCTAGTAGAACGATCGTCAGAATGACGGGCAACTTGACGCTCCGCCCACTTCATAGCATCCATTCTAGTGCTAGCAGATAAAGAACCACCCCACAAAAGCCAGGCCACGAGTCCAGGACTCATGCGCTCGCTTTCGCCACTTAGGTATTTTTTAGCAGCGTCACCTGAAAAATCAGAAATGTGTCTTTTAAACCAGGCCTGCATGCGCAGCGCTTTATCATGAGAGATTACACCATCACGCATTTGTCGAGCTTCCCTTTTTGTTTTAGGAGTTAGACCAGCACCTGCAAATTGTAAATTTTCTAATCCGCGAGCAGCGTTATTTTTTATAAAAGCTGGTACGCTTATTTCATGCCTGAGATTGTTTTTTTGTTTATCTTTCTTTTTACTGTATTTTGGATGAGCCTCCGGAAGTAAATCATTCTCCGCTCTAGCGTCAACAAGGGTCGGGTCATCCTCGCTTTCATGTTGCATCCCTGTAATTTTTTCGTACTCTTCCATTTTCTCACAAGGCATATAAAAAACCTCGCCGTCCACTTCATGAGTATGAGAACCTACGCAGCCAATCTCAACAGCTTTCTCTTCGGCTTCTTTTTTCGTCCCGTATAAATCCTGCTCAGGATAAGGCATCAGTTGGAACTTTCCTCGTTTACGTCAAGAACAGGCTCAACTGAATCCGTACCAACAGGTGGAATATCAGGACCAATAGGTGCTCCTTGAAGTCCAAGGTAAAAGTTGTCGCCACCCTCATAAGGTTCATAATCCAGCTGTTGCCTTATTTCATTTGGGGTAAAGATACCTGAACTAATCGCTGTTTGAGCTGCCCGGATTGTTGTGGCACGATCCCCACGATTATACTCAGATACGTCAAACCTTGCATAAGACGCTCCAGGCAAAAGACTTGAGAACCCCTCTTCAATCCTGGATAACCAGGGGAGTAGGGTATGCCTTACAAATTGGATACCGGAACTTTCAACATTAGAATAAAGACCGCTTGAACCATCAGCATGAATTAAATAACTTGGAATTCTATAAACCCTTGCTATTTCTTTTACAATTTGATCCCTTGCTTTTACAAGTTCATCACCAGCAGCGTCACTAATTGCTTTCCACTTTAGGCCACCGGTTAAAACCGCAGGCTTTCTGTTTCTGTTGTGAGAATTTAACCAAGTAGCTTGTAGGACTTCAGCCTGCTCTTTTGTCATTGCCTGGTCGGTTTCAAGGATTGATGACGGAGTTGCACCTTGACCATAGAACTGACCGATATGTCGTTCCATCGCTAAGGCCACTCCAATAGTATTCTTTTGAGTTTTTAACGGGCTTACACCTTCATAAGAACCTGGATGAGTGAACCAAGTGAAGTGCAATATATTATTTTTTGTATACATTCGGTCATTGAACTCAAATAATTTTTGATTGCCTTGAATTTTTACGTTTACTTTATCAGGATGAACGATCGCCATTCCAATAGGACGCTCAGCAGTGTCCCGGTCAATTAGAACGTATGCATTTCCATGCAGAGCCAAAGACGTTACTAGTTGATGAATAAAATCAAATCTTGATTGGTTAAGGTTTGGATGTTTTAAAAAACGTGGAGTTTTTAAAGTCAGATTTCTGTCATCAAACTCACGATATACTTTTATTGGAAGTGATGCAATCGAATCAGCCAGGATTGATACACAAGACAAAACAGTTGAAACACCAAGAGCAGTTACTTCATTAACAGACTCACCTGTATAACCAGGCACACCTTGACGTTGAGCAAGTAAATCCTCCAGGTTACCTAAAGCAGCGTCCCTGTTTTCTTTATTTTTACCAAAAATACTCATCGATTATATAAATAACTTCCTACTAATACACCAGCACCCAACACAATCAAAGCCAAAGGTTCGCTAAGCATATAAACACCAGCAGTAATTAAAAATAAACCAGCAACTTCAATAGCGATAAACAATGCTCTCACCATTCTACAATACCAACATTTGAATCTTCGGGTGGCCTAGTTGGAAAGGTTAATCTGTCCAGGCACATGACCATCGCAATCGCTCCGTCAATTTTTCGTTTTGATTTACCCTTTGACAATCTAAAACCACGGTCAGTTGGACGATTAACCGCAGACAAGACTTGATCGTTAAAGGTCGATTGGTTTTTATGCCTTATCCTTTTTTGAACGATTAACTCGTAGCTTTGACCGCAGGCAGGAACCATCCTGCCGTGAGTTTGTGGAAACTCAACCATTGGTACGTTTTGGTCATAAAGAGCTTGGGCAGAACGCTCAAAGAACGCAGGGTCATAAGCAACTTCAACCATATTAAAATCAATGTTTAATTGGTTTAAAAAAGTTTCTACCTCAGCATAATCAAACATGACTCCTTCATTCCGCCAAATTTTAGAATCTAAATAAATCAATCCGGTCTCCGGGTCCATTTGACCCCAAACAACAGCAACGCTGTCATGCTTTAAAGCCATGTCAACGCCTGCAAATGTTGGAAGTGACGTGTCCATTTCATAAGAATCAGCAAGCTCAGTCCAAAGACCCTCCGGCAGCCAGGACTCCTCCTGAGTTCGGGTCCACATGTTCAAGTGGTACCTTTGAAACTCCGGGAGTGGAAGTGATTTCCTTCTACGTTGTAGGTTTTCAATTGGCCACCAACCACCAGCGATCGCTGGGTTGACTTTGGCCCACGTTGCCGGGTCCTCGAAATCATCATTCTCTTCAGGTTCCAACCAGTAAAAATAAAAATCCGGGTCTAAAGTTTCGCCCGACTGTTTACGCTTACCCCTTAAATACAATCCACCACAAAGAGTGTCCAGGTCATACCCGGCAGTTGTTATATTTAAAATTAAAGAATCCTTACGTTTGGCTGTGTTATTTGATAGAACATAATGAACCCGCTGCAAGTTTGGAGTTGACCATTCGTGAATTTCATCAGCAATAAGCGCTGAGTTTCTACCACCGTCAGCTGTTCCAGCTTTAGCAGCAACACGGTAAATCCTTCCCGGGCCATTTTTTACGCCTATCGAATTTTGGTACACTTCAGTCAAGCCTCTTAGATAAGGGGATTGTTCGCACATGGTCCTCATGTTTCCAAAAACAATGTCAGCTTGCTCAAAGCTAGCAGCGGCAACAGTCACAAGAGGGGATACCGTTCCATTACCAAGAAGTTCATATAGTCCGATGGCTGAAATTAGAGCGCTTTTTCCGTTCCCTTTAGGAACCCCGATAAGACTTTCTCTGTACTTACGATCGCCATCAGAATTTAATTCGTAAAGATTATAAATAATTTTTTTCTGCCACAAGTCTAGCTTGAACGGCTCACCATAGTAATCGCCATCGCCATGCACGCAGAAGTTCTCAATAAACTTGACCACACGGCCGCCTTTGGTTGCCGCTAATTTTTTATCAAGTTCTTTCAAATGTCCCCACGATTACAGTCATAACAAACACCAGGCCTGTCAAACATTTCAACAAACTTTTTACATATAATGCATTGTAAGAGCTCATCATCCAAGTCATCCAACTCAAAATAATCGTTTTTAGCCATTTTTAAGTTTCATCCGTTAGTCGATGGTCTTTGATTAGTTGCTCAAGTTTAAAATCAAGAACATCCATAGACTCTTTTATAAATTGATTAAATATCTTATTTGTAGTCTCAATTTGTTCTGATTTTGGTAAGTACTTTATAACTACTTTTATAGCGTTAGCAATTTCAGTAACTTCATCATCATAACTTTTAGCCATTATTCCTCCTCTAATAATTGTAATATACGAGGGTCCGATTGCGGGTCCTCACTTGCATTTAATAAATCATTTATAGATGCGAGTGAAGTAGCTGCCTCGCCAACAGCAATCCCAAGACGACTGCGGGCCATTGGGGTAAGACCAAGCTCATTTTCAAGTCTTAAAATTTGTGTTTCTAGTTTTAAGGCATGCTCAGCCAAGGGGTTGGTGCGAATTTGGCCAGTGGAACCACGAACAACCAGTGACTTTTTAACTACCTTTTGAACCCTGGAATATTGGTCATACATTCCAAACAGGCGCTCTACCGCAGGCAGGTCAACCTCTTGAGCAACACCAGCAACATCAGACTGCCAATAAACAAGCCATCTGTCTTTAGTTTGTTTTAACCAACCACGGGTAGGTTTTGGTGGCTCTCTTTTTAATTCACTTGATCCCGTGATTATTTGTAACTCACGGTTTCTGTGACCTTGCGCCTCATCTGAGGGTTTAGGCAGAGGGCCGCGTTTACCCA